CTATGTAATGTTATTAACCGTCTCTTACATAAAGGATACACACATGGGTATGAAAGATTCGCTCGGATTCAACGTGTTAATAAAGATGACTGATCACGGTGGCAATGTTGGAGTGGGAGGGATCACCTCACAGGGCTTTGATTGACCGATGCTCAGAAATTGGGTCACCCAGTTCGGGTATGACGCGGGTAGTCGGGCGGGAGATGAACAAATCCCTGAACCAGATAGAGCAAAGTTTATCGATCAAATTGGTACGTATTTGGGGTGGAATCCTCCTCCGGGGCAAAATTGGGTCGTTGAAGTTACCAAAGACGATGCAGGTGAATATGTGTTTGCGTTTTATCGATATGCCACTGAAACGGAAGCGGTTCGCATGTTAGGAACGGGATATGAAAACGCCCGAGTGCATGTGCGAGGATGTCCGACCTGTGCCCAGCGGAAAGCGTTGGAAGCGGCCTCGGAAAAATCTTGTTCCACTACTACATGCGGTGTAAGTCCAACAGAATAAATCTGGTATACTAAGTGTAGCGGTTGCGATGTCCAAGTGGAATGAGTATGGTCATTATGATTTATGGGCGTTAGACCCCGACATGCGGGGTCACCCACGGGGTGGATGTGAACTGCGGCACGTGCCGAAAATGCCAGCAACTTAAATTATTACCCGGCAGTTGTTTATATCAAAACCTTTAACGACCCCTCCGTCGTCTATATAAATACGAACAGTGATATACTATATAATGTTATTAACCGTAGTCGCAATTGCCTTCGGGAATTGCGGCGAATGACAGTCGCTCAAGGAGGACTATTATGACACAACTCGCTCTACGTTCGTTTTTTAACGCTCTGCAAGACCCGTACCCCACCGAACTCACGCAATATACCGTCGGATTCGATCGGCTCTTCGACGACATTCGCACCCAACTCCAACAGGTGAGTTCTACACAAACCAATTATCCCCCCCACAATATCCGTAAACTGAAAGAACATGTATACGCGCTGGACATCGCCGTTGCTGGATTCAGAGAATCGGATATTGAAGTGTCAGTGGAAAAGCAGGTGCTAACCATCAAAGGCACTAAACCCGAAACATCCACGACCGATGATTATGTCTATCGTGGGTTGGCTCTCCGGTCGTTTGAAAAACACATTCCCCTGGCAGAGACGATCGAAGTATGTGATGCGGCGTTAGAACATGGCATATTGACGATTATTGTGGAGAATGTGATTCCTGAAAAGGAAAAGAAACGTCTCATCACAATCCAACCGTCTGTTCCATCTGTAGTAAAATAATGCTCGTGTGGTGGGGGCGGGGCCTTAACGCCCCGCCCCATATAAATAGGCGTATAGGAACTTTTATGTCAACAGAAACACTCGCACTAGTCGGTCCCTATACAAATTTGGGCGTCGATGCCGTCCGTGACGTAATCCTATGACGTACCTACCGTTTACCCAATGGACCACGTGCTTTGATAACGCTCCACTACACGAAGCAAACGAGACGAACGTCGTCAAACACCTAACCCATCTTGAAGATTTGATACTGACCAAGTATGCGGTCGGCGCCCGTGAAGCCTTACACACCCTCGAAGGACTGACTAAATTTTTTAAAGGTCATGTCAACGCGCCGGTGAATCTTACAGTAAAAATCGACGGGGCCCCCGCCATTATCGCGGGACACGACCCAGCCGACGGAAAATTTTTTATCGGAACCAAAGGCGCGTTTGCCAAAACGCCACGGATCGCCAAAACTCCCGCAGACATCACTGCCTTGTATGGCGACAAACCCGGATTGAAAAACACAATGGATGTGGCGTTCAATGCGCTGCGCTCATTATCGTTTACACACATTCTACAAGGAGATGTGCTGTTTACTCCTGCGCTCAAACAAAAGCAAACGGTATCTGGTGAGGAATACCTAACATTCAAACCCAATACGATTATTTACGGCGTTCCTGTGAATAGTAGTATGGGGAAAAAAATAGCCGCGGCCAAGTTTGGCATCTGCTTTCATACGACCTATACAGGCAGTTCGCTGACCACGTTACGCGCCGAATCTGGGGCAAATATCACTGCGCTCAATCCTACCGCAGATGTGGTGCTGATTTCGTCCCGCTATCAAGACCTCTCAGGAACGCTCACGTTCACCACAGCCGAACACCAAACACTCCGCACCCTAATCGCGGATATTGCGACGCGCACACGAAAAATGGACGCCAACGCGTTTTTAAAGGGATTACAGTCGAACCCACTGCTACAAACAGAATTTATGATTTTTCAAAACAGTTTGGTGCGCGGGGGAGAATCCATCATTCTTAGTCCACAAGTATTCGTGTCTCGGTTGACTGCCTACCTTCAGTCCCGTGCGGACGCCCTTGCCAGCACCAAAAAAACCAATGCAGGAAAAACCGGAACCCTCACCAAATATCAGCAATTACAAACGCTCATCGCACACACAGAAGATGCGCTGGTGGACGTGTTGGCCTGGCAGCAAGCCGTTATTTCGGCAAAAACTTTTATTATTCAAAAATTGAATGCGCCGGGAACACTTAGTACGTTCTATGCGTCTGATACCGGAGTGATCGCGGGGCACCACGAAGGATTTGTCGCCGTCGACCGGCGCGGAAATTTCGTCAAACTAGTCGATCGCGCCGAATTTTCTCATCGCAATCTCACACAGGGACGTTTTCGATAAATATCTGTTACGTCGTTGACGTGCTATATAGTATGGTATACTGACATCCAATAAGCATCGTAAGACCGCTTCAGTGCCGGTTAATTCGTATGTGCTGCGGAGACCCCGCAGATAGTACGGCAGGAATGTCGTAATGCAATATCAATGATGTGAGCAACGTCGCTCCTGACGACTCACAATGATTCATGATTGGTGGATAACGGTTATGAATCATCCCGTTGGGCCATAATGCGAGAGGCTGGAGCAGCACCGCTGGTGCTGGTCGGTACAGGCTAACCGCCGACAGTAATCTCCTCTTATCCATGTTGATTCCGGCGCCTAGACGCAAGTACCGGAGAGACATCCCGATCCCTTCAATGGGAGAGGTGTCTCTCCTCACCTACCGCAAGTATCTAATTATACGTACTAAATATATTACATATTAGTGTGGCCTAGCCGCGTTATTGAGGCGTCGGAGAGGATTACGGCAAAGTGGCTCCCATAGACAGTAACCCCATTGTACTGTCTATTCAATAGGAAAAGTAGTGGGCAATTCAAAGGGGTGATGTATTCCAACTTACGATTATTTTTGCAACACGTGTAGTACGGTCATTGAAGATATTCGAGTGCCGTACGAGGATCGTGATATTCCGTTGACCGAACCCTGTCCTCTTTGTAATGCGGAGAACTGTATCGAACGGTTGGCCTGTGCGCCGGCGTTAGGGGATGCGTTTCGGGTGGGCCGTGCCAATTTACCGTCGACATGGACCGATAAATTGGCACGGATAAAACAACACAACTACAAAAGCACGATGCACGTGCCTCAACCAGGCAAACGTGAAGTTTAGTCTAGAATGGTTTCGTCGCCGGGATCACGATTGACATGAAACTCGCGGTTGTCTTCAGATTCCGGACCTGATCCCGAAGACCCCGGAGGTGTCGTCGATACCTGACGGCGGGTCACTAGCCGCCATCCGACATATACCAGACTCACACAGATAATCCCTACAATAAAAGTACTCATACCGTTCTCCTTTTTGATCGAGGTAACAAAAGTGTTCCCTTACTGTGTATTTATGCTATACTATGGCAATGAGTCAATGGACCGAGCAACACTTTGTCTGTGAGTTATCAACCCCGACAACTGTCCCAGAGTGCACGATTCCCTACACTCCCGTCACCGTGACGATGCCCCTGACAGAAACGCAGCAGGAAGGGAAACGATGGTACGTGTATAACGGAGAGTTGTATCCCTCCATTTCCACGTTGATTTCTGCCACGGATCGCGAAGGAAAGGCATCCTTACAGGAGTGGCGGCGTCGCGTTGGGTCTGACGCCGCGTCAGCGATTACTCAGGGCGCGGCCACACGCGGCACACGGTGGCATACTTTTTGTGAATATTTTGTGACACGACAGCCGTTGCGGTGGTCCTTATTCGAATCGCAAGATGATCTTCGCTATGCGACACACGTCGCGACGGTGTTAAATGCCCAACTACGTGCGGTGGTTGCGACGGAAAGTCGCGTGTACTCGACGGCCTATGGAGTGGCGGGTCGCCTCGATATGGCCGTCCAGTTACATGATGGTCGGTATGCGATTCTTGACTTTAAGACCGGCAAAAAACAGAAACACGGCAATCGATTAGATAACTATGCTTTGCAAGGAACCTTTTACGCGGATGCGTTGACAGAACACTGGCCGTATGGTATCATCGAGACCGTGGTGATTGCACAACTGTTACCCGATCGTATAGTGTGGCAAGAAACATCGGCGTCGTGTTGGCGCACCGCCCTCCACCAACGGGTGTCGGAGTTTGCCGAACAGGTGAATACCACATTAGGATAATGTATGCCAAAATTCAAGAACACAGACGAGTACTATCAGTGGTGTGACAGCATGATTACCAAGATTTATTATGCGAATATAGCCATGAATAATCAGGCGATTAAAGATGCCATGGCAAAAATCAACTCGGTGTTTCATGTGACGGAAGGCGATTCGTTGATCGCTCAGGAGACGGAAACGTCGACCGACGAGGAAACTTCCTAAATAGTAGTATTGTTGGTCGTCTATCGCGGCCGCGGGCTCGACGCGCGCCGCCTCCACCAGCACGCCGGCTCTGCTATCGCTATTCCGGCATTTTATAGGAGATATAATCAAATGCGCATCATTTGCCGACGTGTTCCGTATGGGGTTCGTGTGGCCGTGAGTCGAGTGTTTGCAGTATGGGTTATATTGGTGGCGTTCATGTCCACGACGTTCCTCTCAGAAGTCACCCCCCGTCCGTCGTTAGTCGCGTCACCGGCCTCGGTGTCCGCGCCGATAACATCTGTGCCGCAGGCCTCGTCGCGCCGGGCCCGTCCGCAGCCGTCACGATTCCCCCCGCCGCAGCCCCCACAACTGCCTGTGCCTTCCAATACCACACTATGCTTGGCACAAGTATTATTTTTTGAAGCCAGTACAGAACCGTTCGAAGGGCTACAAGCCGTCGCGGCCACCGTATTCAATCGAATGGCCCATCCGCGATACCCGTCGTCTCTGTGTGGAGTGGTCTATCAACCGTATCAATACTCGTGGACCTTGATTGCGGCGAACTGGTCGCGGCAACCCCCCGATAAGTTTATACATATGGCCCGCACGTTTTTGCAGAGTCGAGAACAAATACAGGACGACTATCCTGTAACACATTTTCACCACGTGGAGATTGCACCTTCGTGGTCGCATACGCTAGAGCACATTATAACGATTAGTCGTCACAAATTTTATCGGGGATAGTGTGGTATACTAGAACGATAGACAGCATGAATATATCTGGATACGGCAAAATGTTTTGTCAGGGCGATGAGCAACTGAGTGCGGTACCGACTCCCGCCGAATTTACCCGTGTAGTCCACACACTGGTACGTCGGTACCGTATATCGTATTTTGATGCCATTATTGAATTGTGTGAACATTATGATCGTGAGTATGAATCCGTCAAGGGTTTGTTGACTCCAAAACTCAAACTGGCATTGCTGGAAGAACTGTCAAACAAAAAACTCTTGAAAGATAATTCCTACTTGCAAGATAAACTTGGATAATGTATACTAGAGAGTATCTCTGATGTCTGTGTTGTTTACCTATGAACCTATGCTGAAAGGAATAAATTATTAATGTCCCCCTCTCAATTTCACTCACTCCTCAAAAGTAGTTCCCTCGATAAGTTGCGTCAGGCCGTGAAAACCACGACGTCCGACAATTCCAATTCCGACGAAGGATTTTGGAAACCCACTGTCGATAAAGCCGGCAATGGCTCGGCGATTATTCGATTTCTTCCTGCCCCGCCCCCCGAAACGCTGCCGTTTGTGACGTTCTATCGTCACGCATTCGAAGGCCCGAACGGGTGGTACATTGAACTGAGCCGCACCACGCTCGGGGAGAATGATCCACTGGGAGAATACAATAGTCGGTTGTGGGCAACGAAAGACGAAACGTTGCGCGATCAGGTCCGCAAGCAGTCCCGCAAGCAGACCTATGTGTCCAATATCTACGTCGTGCAAGACAAGGGCAATCCCGAAAATGAAGGAAAGGTCTTTTTGTTCCGATACGGAAAGAAAATCTTCGAAAAGATCAAGAAGGCTATCGAACCCGAATACGAACAGGATAGCCCATTCGATCCCTTCCATGTCATCGACGGGGCCAATTTCCGGTTGCGTCAGAAGAAGCAGGCCGGGTATCCCAACTATGATGACTCTGTGTTTGAGACCGTCACGCCTTTGCTCAAGGGCGATGAAAAGGCCATTCTTCAGGTATTGAATGGCCTGCGGTCATTGACGGACATTGTGTCGCCCGATAAGTTCAAGTCGTATGAGGACTTGAAGAAGAAGGTCGACCGGGTGATGGGATTTGATACCAGTGTGTATTTGTTGCCCACTGATGCCCCCACCGACACTCCTGTGCGTCGGTCGTTGGGTCGCACGGGAGATTCCACGCCGTCTCCCTCTGCTGCGGCTCGCCCGTGGACGCCCCCGTCCGTGTCTGATGATGAAGATGATGAAGTGGATGCGCGTCTGTCGAAGTTTGACGACGAGTAATCGTAAGCCACATACGGTGAGCCACAGCGCCCCCTACGAAGGCAACTTCGTAGGGGGTTTTTTCTTGTTAGGACAGGGAGCCATCGAG